TAGATGATACAATCGTAGGACTTAAGGTTTTCCGTGACAATTTATTTATCTTTTGTGAGAACAGAATATTTAAACTAGGTGGCAGTTCGTCTAGTGACTTTGCTGTCGTGCCAGTTACAAGAAACATAGGGTGTGTAAATGGGCAGACTATACAAGAATTTGCAGGTGACCTTATTTTCTTAGGTCCTGACGGACTACGTACCATCGCAGGTACTTCAAGAATTGGTGACGTTGAGTTAGGTACAATAAGTTCTAACGTGCAAAGTTTGTTTGATGCTAACTTATCTGATTCAGGTAGTTTTACATCTATAGTTATACCCAACAAAACACAATATAGAATATTTTTTACAAAAAGTGGAACAGGCGAAAATGCAACTGAAGGGGTTATATGTGTTCTTAGAGGGCAACAATTTGAATTTGCAGAAATAAAAAGCATAAGACCAACATCAACAGATACGTTTGTATCTTCAGGCAATGTGATAGCTTTACATGGATCAGGAGATGGATTTGTATATAGACAAGAGTCAGGTAATGATTTTAATGGCACTGCTATTTCGGGAAGATATCGTAGTCCAGATTTAACAATGAATGATCCGGGAATACGAAAAAATATGCAAAGAGTAATAGTTAACTTTGCTCCTGAATCGTCAATTGATGCAGACTTATTTGTTAGATATGATTATGAAAGTAAAAACTCAGCACGACCTGCTGCTTACCCACTAGACTCAGGAGACATAGCAGCCATATATGGAACTTCCACATATGGAACAAGTTCATCTGTGTCGGGAACATACGGTGGAGCATCACAACCACTTGTAAGACAAGCAGTAGAAGGATCAGGCTTTGCAGTGGCTTTACGAGTGAACGATGGGGGAACAACTGCACCATATTCACTAAAAGGATTTCAACTAGAATATCAATTAGGAGCAAGAAGGTAAATGGCAGGATACTCAGCTAGACAATCGTCATATTCTGACGGAGACGTGATAACTGCAGCTCAGAGTAACAGTGAATTTGATGCGTTAGTATCAGCATTTAATGTATCGAGTGGACACAGTCACGATGGTTCAACTGCAGGTGATGGTGGCCCAATTACTAAGTTATTTGGTAACTCACTTATTTTTGGAGATGGTACAACAGACCAAGATATAACTGTTGCATTTAATGCAAATGGTAATGACGGTGAATTTAAATGGATGGAAGACGAGGACTATTTTGAATTTAGTGATGACATACTTATTGCTTCTACAGAGAAGTTACAATTCAGAGACACAGCTATATACATCAATTCCAGTGCAGACGGACAACTCGACCTCGTAGCTGACACAGAAATACAGATAGCAGCTACAACCATTGACATGAACGGTAATGTTGACGTATCAGGAACACTTACATATGGTAGCTTATCTGACGGTGCAATAACTATTACAGCATTTGTAGATGAAGACAATATGGCTTCCAACAGTGCTACTCTTGTGCCTACACAACAATCTGTAAAAGCTTACGTTGATACTCAGTTGACTGCTGAAGATTTAGACTTTCAAGCTGATAGTGGTGGTGCGTTAAGCATTGACCTAGACAGTGAAACTTTAACATTTACAGGTGGCACAGGCATAGATACATCTGGTAGTGGCAATGCTGTTACCTTTGCAATAGATTCTACGGTAGCTACACTTGCAGGTTCGCAGTCACTTACAAACAAAACAATAGATGTAGACAACAATACTGTATCTAACATTGAAGTTGACAATCTTAAATCAGGGGTGTTAGACACTGACTTATCTTCTGTATCAGGTAGTGATGATACAGTTGCTTCTGCAAAAGCTATTAAAACATATGTAGATGCACAAGTAACTGCACAAGATTTAGATATAACAACAGACAGTGGCACAATAGCTATTGACTTAGACGGTGAGACTTTAACTGTTTCAGGTGGAGAAGGCATAGATACTTCTGCTACAGGCAATGCTATCACTATAGCAGGTGAAGATGCTTCAACAAGTAATAAAGGTGTTGCTTCTTTTAGTTCTGATAACTTTGCTGTATCAAGTGGTGCAGTAACAATTAAAGACGGGGGTGTTGTAACTGCTGAATTAGCTGCCGATGCTGTAACAGGTGCGAAGATAGCAGATGATGCTATAGATTCTGAACACTATACAGATGGCTCTATTGACACTGCACACATAGCTGATTCACAAATAACTTTAGCTAAGATGGCTGCTAACTCAGTTGATAGCGACCAATATGTAGATGGCTCTGTTGACAATGAACATTTAGCAGGTTCTATTGCAGATAGTAAACTTAGTACAATCTCAACAGCTAACAAAATATCACTGACTGCATTGGATATAGATGGTGGTACAGATATAGGTGAAGCAGTTGCCGATGCAGACTTGTTTATTGTTGATAATGGTGCAGGTGGTACAAATAGAAAAGTAACAGCTTCTGCCCTTAAAACGTATGCAGGAGGAAGCTCGGCAAGTAAAGGCTTTGCAACAGCTATGGCAATAGCATTATAATCAGATTTTACTTGACAAATAAAGCGAAACCGAGTATAATTATATAAAAGGAAAAAGAAATGGCACAAGACTTTGAAAGAACCCTTACAGCTAACATAGACACTGCTCTTGCAGATATAAGAGCTACATCAAATAGTGATGATGCAATAGTTGGTATAAGGATGGCTAACATACACACCTCACAGATAACTGTAGACGTAGCTATTACTGACAATAGTAATAACGTAACAGCTTACCTCATTAAATCTGCACCTATACCTGTTGGTGGTGCATTAGAGTTAATAGATGGTGGTTCAAAGATAATACTACAATCAGGTGATAAACTACGAGCAAAGTCAAGTGTAGATAATTCACTTGATGTTGTTGTTTCGGCAGTTGATACTATTAGTGAATAGGAGATAGAGAATGGCATACTTAGGAAATGTTGTACCTGCTAACTTTCAATCTCTACCATCTGTTGTAAGATTCAATGGTACAGGTTCAGAAGACGAATTTAATTTAGGAAGAACAATATCTAATGTGCAATCAATAATTGTATCAGTAGATGGTGTTGTGCAAGACAGTTCTAAGTACACTGTACCTGATGGGTTTACTCTTACTTTTGGTTCAGGTGAAATACCCTCTGCAGGAACAGGTAATGTCTTTGTATACTTTCTTGGATTAGCGGCAGGAAATGTAACACCTGCACCTGAGAACAAAGGTAACTTTAAGAATGGTGGTATGTTCAGAACTAACGCACAAGCCTTAGATACAAACATAACAATACTAGCCACAGAAAATGCAAATGTCACAGGAGACCTTACAGTTAACAGTGGTGTTACATTGACCATAAATAGTGGTGGAAGGTTGGCAGTATTATGAGTAGCTTAAAAGTAGACACAGTACAAAATAGAAGTGGTGGTGCAGTTACATTAACAAAGCAAGAAGCCTTTAAACACTATGCCCATTACAATCATCAGACAGATACAGTAGTAAAATCTTTCAATTTGTCTAGTATTAATGATGATGCAGAAGGAGAATACACTGTAACCATTGCAAGTGCCATGAATGATATAAATTCTGTATTTACTTGTTCGTGTAATTTTGATACGAATGGTCAAGGTGATGCTGCAGGTGGGCAATTACATTCTGATAATTCTAATGGAAATGAAGTAGCACCTACAACAAGTACATATAAAGTTAGAACAGATAAGAATGGAACAGCATCAGGTGACTTAAAGTATAATTATACAGCTTTAATGGGAGACCTAGCATGAGTACATTATCAGTAGATGCAATCACAGGTAAGTCTACCTCAACAAACTTAACCATTGGCTCAACACCTGTGGTAAGTGCAAGTGCCAATTCATTGACTATTAGAGGTGAGGGTTCAGCACAGACAAGTATTCAACAGGGGTTGGTTAAAGCATGGTTTCACATAGTTAATGGTGCAGCTAGTACTATAGCATTAGGTGACAGTTTTAATGCAGCTAATTCATCAGGAATTACAGATGGTGGTACAGGTATTTATAATTTTAATTTTGGGTCTAACATGGCAAATGCAAACTACTCATTAACTATGGGTTCTCAAGCAGCGGCAGGCTTTCCAGATAAACCTCAAATAAATTCACAAGCAACAAGTAGTTTTCAATGCCGACAAGCACACGCATCAGATGAAGTAGATTCTGCAATCTACAATGCAACAGTAAGTGGAGACCTCGCATAATGGCAAACGGAACAATAGCATTTGATACATTACAGACAAGTGGACAGATAACAGGTACAGCTAAGTCTGTGGATACAGATTATGTTGTGAATGGTAGTGCGAAGGCTTGGCTTCAATTCAATCAATCCACACTTGTTATCACAGGGAGTTTTAATATCACTGATGTTACAGATGGTGGAGATGGAGATTTTACACCTAACTTTACTAATAATATGTCTGCTTTGAATTATGCAGTAGTTTCAGCAGGTGGTATGTTAAATACAGATGCTTCTGGAAGAATATCTGAAACTAATCCTACAAATACTAGTAGCTATCAATGCACAACCACTAATAGTTCAGGAGCAAAAGGTGACCACACAGGTAATTCCAACGCAACATTCGGAGACCTCGCATGACAATAGAAACACCAGAATTTCAAGGCACACATCTTTGGGATAGACTGTGTTGGGCAAAAGAAAAGCTAGAGCCTTACAGAACAGAATACTGTGTTGTATGGGAAGACCCAGAGACACCTGA